TTGACCAGTTCCCATGCCTGGTTTGGTTTCAGGAGTAAACAGAAAGTACTCAAACACATCGCCTATCAAGTCGATGTTGGTGCCTGGTTGCTTTTCTTTCTTGACCTCTTGAACTTTGCGGATGTTTATGGGATCAACAAACCGCAATTCTTGAATGCCTTTGGCTTGCTGCTCAGGATCAACAATCATGTGGAAGTAGATGCGGCCATCCACATACCACTTGCGGAAGATTTCGTATCCACGATTGTTGAAGTCAAGCATTCTGAGAATTTTGTCAAACTCTTCACGAATGGCGTCTTTCACTTTGGAAGGCATCTCAACATCATCAAGCACCAATCGAACTGTTGGAGTTCCTTCTTCAGTAACAATGGCTTCGTTAATGATATCGTCCACGGCGCTTTCAATTTCGCCGTGGTTAATCATGGTTCGGTATTGGGTGATTTGTGCGTTTTCATCTCTGATCTGGCCATCAAGATCTAGAGTAGACGCATAAAATCCTGACGGTGCAATCTCTACAGATGCGGTTCCATCATCGACATTAGGGGCGACAACAGATTTTAGTCTGTTGCCGCCCCCGTTCAATTCTTCGCCGTTATCTTTGCGCCGTCTTCCAAGTGGAAAGCCAAACAGATCGCTCAAAGCCATAGTAAAATCTCCTCACTCGTATGTAGACTTCTCTTAGGAAGTCGTGATCTGTCCTGCCTCGCCATCGCGGCCGCTTGGGTTCTGTGGCTGAACAGTCGTCCACCACGAGTATGCCCATTGAATCTCGAACTCTTCAATAGCATCATTGCTATCTGCTGCGAGTTCGATTGCGGCAACGCTTGAAGGCCAAGCGTGCTTGAACTTGTAAGTACGCAATCCCTTGCCATCGACATGGTGCAGTTGTGTCACCGTGATATCGGTGCTGTATCTGCTGATGTCGGTTTCGCCGATGTTACCTTCGTGCGAGTGGATGGCATTCTGCCATGATTCCATTGCGCGACGAATCTTGAAGTCGGTGTCATTGATGACTGTGGTGTTCCATGTTTCTTCAAACTGACGAACACCCGCCACATAGATGTTACGACCACGATACGGAACTGCAATTTTAGTTACCTCTGAAGAAGGCAATGATGCCGACTTACACAGATAAGTCATCTTGGTTAGTTCCTGAGAACCACCGATCTTTGGCGCATTACCGCAGAACACCTCAAAGATGTTTGGTCGAGCGCCACCGCCTCTTAGGTTTGCTGCAAAATCTGTTACTCTAATCGCCATGTTAGTCTCCTTTAGTTACCTTGAATGGTTCAGAAACCACCCGCTACTTCTGAGAAGTCTACACCTGTGCGTGTAGCCACGAAGTTCAGAGTGATGAAGTTGATCGAACGAGCAGGCTTGATGAAGATGTCTGCCACGAAGCGGTTGCTGTCGATTACTTCAGGTGTGTTGTTGGTTGCATCGCAAACAACCTTGAAGTCTATCAGACCTCTACGACCCTGAACATCTCGCAGGAACGGTTCAACAAGCGACACGAACGAAGCGCGTGTGAACTCGTCATTGAACTCGAACAGTTGGAACTTCGATGCTGTGGCGATTGCCTTCTCTAGCACAATGAACAAACGGCGCACATTGATGCGGTCGAATGCACTTGGCTTGGCAAGAGCAGTCTTGTCTCCGAAGAGAACTGTGCCCTGGCCAGGGAAAGCCACCACAGGATTGATTCCTGCTTGATACAGTTCATCGCGCTGAGTCTTGTTGGGGTTATATGCCAACTTGACCACACGCTTGATCTGACCACGGTTGTATCCTGCTGGCGAATACCACGGATCGCGGTCAGAGTCAGTCTGAGCGCATAGACCTGCGGTGTCTCCGTTCAGCGGAACCCAACGGTACTTGTCGTTGTAAGGATCGTACTGATACTTCCAACCGCTGTCGATTACTGCATACGAACTAGACACATTGAACTTGGTCTGTGAATATGTGGCGCCCGCAGGAGCATTGCGCCATTCGATTAGACGATCTGTAACTAGTCCTGCGTTGGCTTGGTCAAAGATATTTGTGTAAGGTGCGCTCACAAACGCAACGCAGTCCTTACGCTTTTCTGCAATCTGTTGAACAATGTCCTTGGCAAGAGTAGTGTGAATTCCTGTTGCATCTGCGGCAGAACCAACAGGGGCACCAAGCAGAAGCAAAGAAATGTCTACTTGCTCTGCATCAAGGAACAATCCGTATCCGCGAGTTCCATCTGATGTGAAGTAATCTCCACCTGCGGGTGCTGATCCATCAGAACCTCCAGTTAGACGATGACCGTCAGTTGGTACAGCACCTGCAATTGTGGCAGGAGTCTTGGTTGCGAGAGAGATGGCATCGTCAATGGTTTCTCCGCTGATGGTAAACTCTTTGCCCATCCAAATGTACTGAGAGCCGTTATTGATTACGGTGCGGATGTAGTTGCTTGCTCCGTCTGGCTTCTTGGCATCAGGGAACAGAGATACACCTTCAAACTTTTCAAGCACAGTATTTGCAACACCAGAGATGGCACCTGTGCGATCAATGATGCACAGATTGATTTCATCTCCGTACACTCCGTTGTCGTGTGCCCAAGCAGAACCACCTGTTAGTTGATCTGCTCCCAGTCCTTCTACTGAGTTTGGAGCGCGATCAAAGATATCTGAGAAACGCAGTTCGGTATCTGTGTAGAGATCAGTTCCTGTGGTTTCTAGGTGATCTTCTGCCAGACTATATGCGTAAACCGCAATAGCATTTCCTAGAGCGCCTGGATACTTGGCCAGGAAACCAACCGACTGTGTGCTGTTTTCCCATGCTTGCTCGTTTGCGATGTATCCAGTTACTCCATCCACTCCGCTTGCTCCTGCATTCAGAGCGGTGGATTCATCCACTACACGCACAACTTTCAGATTGTTACCGTAGGATAGGAAGTTTGCAGCAGCAAACCATCCCGCAGCATTGTCATCGGTTGGCTTACCAAACACCGACTTGAGTTCGTTTTCGCTTGAGATGGTCAGAATCTCATCGACTGGACCCCAAACAAATCGACCTGCATACGCACCCGCTGAAGCGGACACGGCAGGGATGATGTTTGTGAAGTCAAATTCTTTGATTTCTACGCCTGGACTAAGTTGGAATCCCATGTGTATCTCCTTTGGTCAAACGGAAGTTCCGAATGGTTCTGTGCTTGTATTTATGCCTACTCTTACTTTCATAACAGGTGTTCACCACATGGTATCGTCATCGTCAGTTACTAGGCCGTCATCAATCATTCCGAATGGGGTCAGATCTTCTTCGATCCTTTTGATCTGCTCTTCATAGATCAGTCTACGGATATCTAGGTTTGTGAAATCTTTGAAATATGGCTGAGAAGTCATCCACGCAAACAGTACAAGGGTCATTACCAAGTCATCGTGATAGCCAGGTTCTGCTTCAAATGTGTCGCCTTTGGACACAAATGTGGCTAGTTCGCTGATGATGTCAAAGTCTTCCACCAACAATTTGTTCTCTTCAATCAAAGATTTCAGAACCGAGCATCCCACCCGTTTCACAGGATGGGTGGTTTTCACTCCCAGTTGGCGTTTGCCAACTCCGAAGTTGGATAGCACCTGGCCTCCGCGACCTTTCACCGTGGTGTTCAGCAGATTCTCACATTCCAAGTCTTCGTGCAATATGGTGGCAACTTGCTCTCCAATATCATTCAGTTCTACCAGTACGCTGGCATTGTTGTAATCTTTGGCAATCTTGTCGATTATGGTGGGTAGAATCAGATGCGACATGGAGTTGTTGCGGAACTTTGCAACCAAGCGATATGGATTCTCCGACACATCAACCACCGTAATGGCGTGGTAGTCTGATCCTCCTCCGCGAGAGGTGTCTACTACTACCGTATAGATGTGATCGGGTTTGGCGCCTTCGTATACATCCATACCATCTAAAGTTTTCTGTATGGGCCGGCGCCATGGCATCGTCCTCAATTTATTGACATCAATCAGGGTATGGAGCGATCCAACAAACTCACATTCAAACTCTACACGAAACTGTTCTTCGCTAGTGTTTGCAATGGTCTGCGCTTTCCATTTAGCATCGCGTCCTGGCACATCGCTCCAATTGATTTCAACCGGCACATATGCGTTGGTTTTTTCTTTGGCACCGATCCATAACCGATAGAACAGATTCAATCCTTTTGGTGTGGATACAATCAGCACCTTTGAGGTTTTACCGCTGGCGATGGTTGGATAAACCGAGGAGAAAAAGTCTTCTGCAAGTTCATGGGGAACATAAGCAAACTCGTCAAGAATGATGAGATTGAACGATCCACCACGCACAGCAGATGACGATGTAGCAGACGCAAGAATCTTGGAACCGTTTTCCAGTTCGATGGAACCTTTGTTCCAACTTACAATGCCTTGTTGTAGCCATTTGGGCAGATACTCGTATGCAGTCTTGAGTCTTCCCAATAGTTCGCGTGCAGTTTGCAGTTTGTTTGCAAGCAGCGCAACATTGGTAGTGGGGTTGAACAGAATGTACCACAGAGCATACGCAAGCACCGTGGTTGATTTGCCGCTCTGACGCGGATACTTGCAGATCACAAACCGATTGCTATGAACCGTTCGTAGCAGGTCTTGCTGAAACTGCCAAGGTTCAAATGGTTGCAATCCCTTGTCTAGTGTCACGATGCGAACATATTTGGTGATGAAATGCAACGGATCTTCGCTGCATTTCATATACTCCGCTACCTGTTCGGGAGTGAAAGAAACAGCGGTGTTTGCCGCTTTCAGATTGGGATTACCAAGATATGTGTCTTCCTGTCGCAGAGTCATGCTTTACTCACTTTGGTCATCAAGTCGCTTGCGCTGTTCTTCCTTCTGTAGTTTCAGATATTCTTGTAGGTCTTTGGTGCTTCCCAAATAAATGGCATTGTTTGTGATGTTTTGCGCGGTTTGCTTTTCGTGCGCTGCAATATGGCGAATATCCTTTACTCGCTTGTGCAAATCAATGAGACTGCTGTTTGCATCTGCAATTTGACGCATGATGATGGCAGCAACTTCATACGCACGGGGAGACTCACCTTCGCTGGCAACTTGCATGATGCCGTCAAGAGCAGACTTGCCTACATCAATGAGTTCTTTCAAGTTCTTGCGAACTTCATTGTAGTCGTTTGCTGCGTGTGGGTCTTCCTGTGCCAGCGGATGAAGCGGTTCGGGAACTCGCACAGCAATTGCTTTTACTGGCTTTTCTACTGGTGCAATATCATTCTGTATTCCTAGCACAGACGCTAGTTTATCATCTACACCTTTGGTCGGTTCCATGTTTACGCTCCTGCATTCCAAGACGGATCAATGTCTTCAAACAACTCAATATCTTGCCAGACATCATACGCAGTACCTGTTACAGAAAGTGGTGCATTAGGTCCTGTGGTTCCTTCTACTACAGCACGATCCCATACTCGCACGAAGTCTCGTGTTAATGCTCTTGTCTTTCCGAGGTCTGCCAGTTCATGTGTAGCAGTTTGCGTTTCTAGTACAAACTTTGCATCGCGTAGAGGACCGATGATGTATCCCTTGACTGTAAATGACATGGTGTACATCATGCTTCTGCCTGCATCGAAGTTTCCTTCGTAGTCATCTTCCCAACCAACCGAGGTGAGAGTGATTGGAAGGTCTATCTTTTTGTCGATGTCTGTGAAGTTGATGCTGACTGTATACGATGGAGTGAAATACGGAAGAATTTGCTCAACGATTCTAAGTCCGTTGTCCATCGT